CGAAGTGCCCGGAAGGAACGGGGACATCGTAGTCGCACAGGACGCGTGGGAGAACGTACCGAGGACCTACGACCTCGTGGCATATGGCGGAGACTACAACCAGATGACCTCTGCCCTGATGGAGTGGCTCTATGCTCCGTCAGGGTATCAGAGGCTCGAGGACAGCTTCGACGCTTTGGTCTATCGTCTGGCGTATGTGTCGGAGGCGACCGACATCGAGAATCTGATGAACGAGAACGGCAGATGCAAGGTGTCCTTCGAGTGCGACCCCAGACGGTTCATAAAGACCGGCGAGAGCGCGGTGACCTTGAGCGGGACCGGCACGATCACGAACCCGACGCGCTTCACGGCAAAGCCTGTCATCACGGTGAGCGGGAGCGGGAACGGGACCATTGAGTGCGGCGGAAACACGATCACGATCGCGGGCATCTACGACGGCATGACCATCGACTGTGAGCAGATGGATGCCTATGCCGGCACAACGAACCTCAACAACCTCGTCAGCGGCTCCTTCCCGGTCATTCCGGGTGGAGAGCAGACGATCACGATCACGGGAGGCATCACCTCGATCAGCGTGGTGCCGAATTGGTGGACGCTATGATCCCTTATCTTTACACGGCAGAAGCCGAACCCGATGCCCTCTTAGACGTCAACTCCATCCCGCTTCAGGATGTGAACTCGGTCGAGTTGTTGGCGAGCGGCGACCCCACTGCGGCGCGTGCGTTTGACACGAACGGACTGGGAGCGCTGACCGACTGCATCTCCTGCGAGGTCACAGAGGAGAAAAACGGCGAGTACGAGCTCGTTATGGAGTACCCCATGACCGGGGTGCACTTTGACGAGCTGGCGCTCCGTAAAATCATCTTTGCGAAGCCAAATGCCACGGACGGCCCGCAGGCTTTTCGAATCTATTTCATTTCCACAGAGATCAACGGCGTGGTGACGGTGAGCTGCCGTCACCTCATCTATGACCTGTCCGGCATCCCTGTGGTGCCTTTTACGGCAACCTCGGCGGGTGCTGCGTGTTCCGGTCTGATGAGCAATGCCCAGGTCTCGAACCCCTTCAGCATCGGCACCCAGATCGGCACGATCGCGGACTTCAAGGTGGACGTTCCGTCCTCGGTGCGGTCGTGGTTCGGCGGCAAGGAAGGCAGCCTCATCGACGTCTATGGCGGAGAGTGGCACTATGACAACTACACCGCCACGCTGAAGGCCAGCAGAGGCCAGAACCGGGGCGTGGTCATCCGGTACGGAAAGAACCTCATCGACTTCGAGCAGGAGAAGAACTGCGAGGAGGTCTGGACCGGAGTGCTGCCGTATTGGGCAGACGAAGAAGGCACGGTCGTCAGAGCGAACATCATCAACATCGAGGGCTCGTTTGACTACCGTCGAATCCTCTGCCTTGACCTGTCTCAGGACTTCGAGGAACAGCCCACGACGGCACAGCTGACCGCAAGGGCCCAGACCTACATCCGGGCGAACAACATCGGAGTGCCGAAAGTCTCCATCACCCTCGACTGGGCACAGCTGAACGAGCAGGTGGAACTCTGCGACACGGTGACGGTGGTCTTTGAGCGTTTGGGCGTGGAGACCACTGCGAAGTGCGTGAGGACCGTCTGGGACGTCCTGAAGGACAGATACAGCAGCATCGAGATCGGAGACGCCCGGACAAACATCACGGACACCATCCACAAACTCCGACAGGAGGAAGAGAAGCAGAAGAGCACGGTCTCGGCCTCGATGATGCGTGCGATCATGACCGCCACAGCCCTCATCACCGGCAACGCCGGCGGCTATGTGGTCATGAGAGACTCCGACAATGATGGATACCCGGACGAGATACTCATCATGGACACCCCGGACGTGGAAACAGCCACGAAGGTGTGGAGATGGAACCAGAGCGGACTTGGATATTCGTCCTCCGGGGTGGAGGGGCTTTTCGGATTGGCGATGACCTCTCAGGGGCAGATCGTGGCGGACTTTATCACAACCGGGACGATGAGCGCCAACAGAATCCTCGGCGGCACATTGAAACTCGGAGGGTCTGGAAACGGCAACGGCGTTGCTCAGATCTACGACGCCAACGGAAACCTTGCGGTCACACTGAACCGCGAGGGCGTAGTGATCAACAGGACGGCGACATATTATGCATCGAATTATAGCCAGTCAGACCTTACGACGATGCAGCAAATCATCACTGGTTCTGTCGTTCCTACCATGGCGCAGTTTGACAAATATGACCTTAATGGTGATGGGCGAATATCTGCGATTGATTTAAATATTGTGAGCCGCATGGTGAACGGTTATGACTCATCTCACTCTGTGCCTGTTGCGGTAGAAATTGGAAATACAGACTCGGCCTCCGTTTTGGAGACTTCGGGGGTCACGATTAGAGACTCCGGAATGTATGCAACAAATATCGCGTGTAACTCTATTGTGATCTATGGGTTATACACCAAGACGGCCTCCGCTGCGGCGAACGTGTACGTCGACAGTAGCGGCAATATGTACCGCTCCACCTCATCCTCCCGAAGATACAAGGAAGGCATCACGGAAGACCTCGCCGACCTCGACCCGGAGAAACTGTATGACCTGCCTGTTGTGCGGTTCCGTTTCATGGACGGCTATATCTCCGAGGACGATGAGCGGCACGGCAAGGATGTCATCGGCTTCATTGCGGAGGACGTTGATGAGCTCTATCCAATAGCGGTTAGGCACGAAGACGGACAGCCGGAGATGTGGGAGAGCAACTACCTAATCCCGGCGATGATGAAGCTGATCCAGAACCAGAAGAAAGAAATCGACGAGCTAAAGGCAAGACTTGACCGCCTTGAGGCTCTTTTCAAAGATGACGGGAGGTAAAACATGCCTTATCAATTTCGACAGACAGGAGCAGAGATTCAGGACATCCTCGACCAGGTGGGGGAGAACACCACGGACATCGCAGCGTTGAGCAGTGCGATGGTGTTTGGTGGGTCGAACATTACTGGCGGAGCGGCAAATGACACATTCAGCTTTTGGCAATCGAAAGGAACGTGCTATTGCTCCTTTACGGCGACAGGCATGTTAAACGGTCAGCCTTACCGATATGGCATTGTTGAGAACATTGTATGTGAAACCGAAATATACCAGTTATGGCATACACAGCCGCACGGAGGGCTTTTCTTCCGTGGAGGTCATTCGACGGATACGGCGATGCCGTCAACATGGCGGCAGGTCGTGATTAGTAGCGATATTGCTAACATGGCGCAATCTGTCTATACCGGGTGGGCATCGTCTTTCTCGTTCCCTTGCTCGCGTGGCGGCATTCTTCTTATTAACGGAGGAGCGACTGCTTTCGGGTTCTGGTGGCCGAGCGGAAACTTTACCCCAGTGTCTATCAAGGGCGACGCAGCAAGTGCTTACACATGGAGCTATTCCAACGGCACGGCCACCGTTACGGCAAACGGAAACAGGGCGTGGACTTTTGTCGGTGGCTGACAGAAAGGAAAAGAAGAAATGAACGACGCCATCATCGTGGCATTGATAACAGCAGCGGCGACCATCATCGCGGTGGTCGTCCAGAACAGAGCAACACAGGCCAAGGTGTCGGCGGAGCTCGAGAAGCATCAGGCGGTCACGGACACGAAGCTCGACGAGCTGACCCGGGAAGTGCGTGAGCACAACAACTTCGCGCGGCGGATGCCAGTCGTGGAGGAACAGATTAAGGTCGCGAATCACCGCATAGCAGACCTGGAAAGGAAGGCGGAAGCATGAGCAATTCTATGTATGACAGATTGAAGTTCATCGCGCAGGTGGTCCTCCCTGCGGCTGGAACGCTCTACGCTGCCTTAGCCGGTATCTGGGGACTGCCCTACGCGGAGCAGATCGTCGGCACCATCGTGGCCGTGGATACGTTCCTCGGCGTGGTGCTGAAGATCTCAACATATCAGTACACGAAAAATCTGGAGGTACACGATGAAGAAGGATGACATCCCCGAGAGCGCCATCGAAGAACTCACCGACAACAAGGAGGAGGAAGATGAGTAATAGCTCTTTAGTCAGTTGCACGATTTTAAGCAAGAACAACTACGGTAAGCGGAACCACGCCATTGATACCATCACCATCCACTGCATGGCGGGTCAGCTCTCAGCGGAATCCTGCGGCAGATGGTTCCAGAACGCCACGAACGCATCCTCGAACTACGGAGTAGGACCGGACGGACGCATCGGCCTCTATGTCGAGGAACAAAAGGGCGCGTGGTGCTCATCCAACAAGGCGAACGACATGCGGTCCGTGACCATTGAGGTCGCCTCGGATCCGAAACCGCCCTATGCGGTCACAGACAAGGCGCTGGATGCCACGATCAACCTTTGCGTGGACATCTGCCGGAGAAACGGCATCAAGGCGCTCGTGTGGTCCACCAGCAAGGCAGACCGCGTCAATCACCGGAACGGGTGCAACATGACCGTGCACAGGGACTACAGCCCTAAGAGC